ACTCTATAGTCTACGTTCGCCTCCCATTCGGAAGTAGCACGCATCCCTAGTGATATAAATCTAGGGATTAGAAACATCTCTACAACGTCTCTAAATATATTTTCTAAATCACTTTGTTCGGGTAAAAACATTTCTAAATCTTAGTATATCTATTTGCCTATTATAATGCTTAATTAGAATTTTACCCCTAGTGCTATAGAGATTAACGTTATCCCTTTTCTTTTCTAATTGCCTAATTACTAAAAATCTTAGTGCATTAGTAACTATCAAAATGAAAACTATAATTATAATTAACCTCATCTTATTTGCTCTTCAAATGTTATGCTACCAGAATACCCGACGAAATTCTCGTCATAGATTTTCGGGTTAGCTATTGTTTCTAAATTCAAACTTGTAATTCGCATTGGATAACCTAGTATCCTACAGAAATCATTAAAATTATTAGTAGTTAGGCATTTTTGAATAGGTAATAAATATTTCTTGTATCTTCCCTCTTCAATATCATAACCTTTTATTTCATCCCAATTATTTTCTGAAAACTTAGCGATAACGCCAACATGAAAAGTTATAGTGTGCCTAATTGTATTATTTCTAATAGCATGAAACACACTCCCAAATGTTGGAGTTTCCGTAATTCTTTGACGATAAACAATAAAATGAACACAGTCGCAATTCTCATCTCTAATTTGATAAGTGTTACCAGTTGCGTTATCTAAAGGCGCTGTAAACACCCAGCACTTACCGCAATTATTGTCTTCGTTAAACTTAGCTATAAGTTTATGTAGGTAATCAATTACATCTGTCATTTCGTTTTGTTTTGCCTTTCCATTTTATTAATAACATCTAACTTCTTTCTAATCTCACTTTCTTTTTTCAGCTTGTATTGAAGTGAGAATATGCGAGCGTAAGAAGCATTTGCAATCTCATCGTACAAGCTTACATTATCATTCGCTAAATTCCAAATAGTTAAATCAACTCCTAATTTATTTAATTCAGAAATTCCAGCCATTACCATTTTTTCAGATGGTTTAGAGTGCAAGTTTTCGGTCTCCATTTTTGCAATAATTTCTAGTTCGTTAAGCAAATGTACGAATATTGGTATTTTATCTACTCTTTTTATATTGAAATGATTAATAAATATATTAACGGCACTGTTATAATCGCCTAGTTTTATGTGTTTAGGAATATTACTCTTAACATCTATAAACCTAACTTCTGTAAGAAGCAGTTTAGATATCTTATTGGGCACTTCTATGTACTTTCTAAGCAAATTAAAGCTCCCTAGCTGTGGTATAACTTTGTTTAAATCCATTTCTACGTAATTAGTCTTGCTCGACGTGTTCGGATTGGCTTGTCATTCATAACTTTCTGTACAACGTATCTAACTGCATCTATTGCGTCGTTCCAATTGTCTACCGGAGTGCTATTTTTCTTATCGCTCCATTGGTAATTATTAAATTCCTTAATCAAATTAGAACTATCTGGATCAACATAAATTGTGAAATCTTGCATTAAGGAAATGCCAGCTGTTATACTTCCTTTTCCTTTTTTAGCACCTTCAATATTGTTTCCTTTATTCTTCAATTCCTGTATAAGACGCACCTCAGCACTATCTGCAATTATCAAAGAATCGCCAGCAAAACGCTTGTTAACTGCAAATATATCGTCAGTGGACATTCCAGTCTTATAGCACCTTTCTCTAACGTAAATTTCTTTTCTATCCTTGAACACAGATACCTCTACAAGTGTAGTTGAATCAATGCTAAAGCCGTAATCTTGACCGAAAATAGTACTGCCATTATCTTTAAACTCTTTTATCTCCCAATTTGAAAATATAACGCCTTCCGCCTTATCTAGCCAACCACCTAAAATAATATGATTATACTTTTTTGGATTACTTACTTTCATGCGTTCCACTTGCTCTAAGAAGCTTTCAGATAGGTTATCTAAGTTATCTAAGTAGGTCGTATGAATATATGTAGTATTGTCTTTTGTAGTATTAGACCCTCCCTCAATGCCTTTAGCTTCAAAGAATCTAGTATAAATAAAATGCTCCTTGGTGGTTGGGTTTAGAATTAAGATAACTCTATTAATCGCACCTTCTTTTCTTATAGACAAATCAATCCTATCAAATTCATCTTCATTTATCAGCTCTTCCGCTTCATCTAAAACCCAAACAGATATGCCCTCAAGTGATTTTAAGTTAGCAGTGTTAGATTTTGAAGACGATTGTAGGCCCGCAAACAATATTTGACTCCCCGTAAGCTTATTGGTTATCACTTTCGCTGTAACTTCAAAATGATCCTCCACACCTAACAATTCTATTTTAGCAGTGAACTCTGGAATAATAGATAAATGTGCAGAAACAAGTGTCTTTCTAGTAAAAAGAATCTTCTCGTTTTTTTGATAAGTCAATCCTAACAATATTACTGCAACCCCAAAACTTTTGCCAGACCCCCTACCACCTGTAATTATATTATATCGATTATCATATTTAATAATCGGCGAAAATTTATTATTAATTATAACTTTTGGATCATTCGCCAAAACCAAATAAATCTTTTAGGTTAAAATCTTTTGCAGTAACGTCAAGTTCTCTTTTTTCTGGAGCAAAAAAACCATGCTGTTTGGACAATCTTTCTTGAGCGGAAGAGTAACCAGTAGCACCTATATGCCTAATAGTTCTACTTGCAGTTTCTAATTGTTTTTCTGTAGAATTATCATCTTGTAAGATAGCTAGTGCATTCTCGTATATTTCTATTAGCCTCAAATCCTTTTTAACGCTCTTTTCCAGCGTGTATTTGTTTTTTTCAGCCAACTCCTTACGAAGCTGCTCAATCCTCGCTAAAACATCGCTACGCATGCTTAGCATGTACGCATTATTGGTTATAGTGCTGTTGGATTGGTTTTTTGTAGAGTAAGCACCACGATAAGCATCTGCCTTAGTTGCACCGTTTACGTACAGCTGACAGAACTTTTCTTGTTTTGGTGTTAATTTTCTTTTCTTACTCATTTTGTTAGAATTTAATTCCGTTGAGTGATCTATCTATGCTAACTACATGTAACGAACCGCTTCCGACAGGGTTACTTCTTAAACCAGCCTCAGAACGCCCAGTAATTAGATTAGCTCCAGGCTTATATTTAGTAGGCTTTATCCTACGTGTAGGGTAACCATGTTTGCGGTAGAAATCAACTTCGTACGCTAAGTACTTTTTATTTCTATCCCTTGGGTTTTGCACTTCTATGTGTTTTTTTAGAATATGCTGTGGTATATCACTAACGTCTGTTGTCCACTCATCTTTCATTAGTTCTATAGTATATTCTTACATACGTGAATAATATTCTTATCGAAATCTATAAAATCAATGTGCTTGTCTTTTGAAATCTTAGCTGTTATCGATTCAAACCCGCCAAGTTTTTTTAATACAGCATACTCTCTAATTAAGAAAGCTTCATCTTTTGTTATTTCATCTTCAGTTATGTTATCGTTAAATGATAGCTCAAATTTATATCCTTTGTGTTTCATTTTTTTTAGTTTTTTTTAGTTTAGCAATGATTAGAGCGTAAACGCTACAACGTTCACACTCTAACCCTGAATTTTTTAACCGACCTTTTGGCGAAGGTGGTTTTTAATGTAATAGCCTTTTAACTTGCACGTTTGAGGCTTCGAGATAAGAGTTAGGTATTATCCTTTCCCTTTTCTAACTACAAATATACACATTCAAAATTGATTTACCCAAAGTCTACGCTAATTAATACATTACACCCAACATTACACACTTACACTACTGAAAATCAAAGCATTAAGTCGAAACATTACCTTATTACCTTCGCCTTACAAGCGTTTGTAAGGTAAAAAACGCTCGTAACCCGCATGTACACTAGGTTTATTGAAAAACATTACAAAATTACGCTTTTTTTAGAGTTCATAGGGTAGAAATATATACATATACTTTTATGAATATGTAAAATATAAATCCCTCATATATGTGATATATTGTAGGTAATGTTGTAATGTTATACTATACTATTATATATATATATATATATTATATAATATAGTATATATATCTTATATTTATTGTTAATAGTTTACATTATCCTCAATATTTTAACTTTTAGACATTACAAAAACATTACCTTTTTACACTAAAACATTACCTTTTAGCCCAGAAACATTACCTTTTTTGAGGATATTACAATGCAGATTAAGGATATTACAATGCAAATTCTATTGTTTAGATGCACATAAAAATAAATTTAGACAATCCTAAAAATGAAATATCATTTAATTAACATTAATATAACATTATCTTAACAATTATAAATAGTTGGTTCATTAGATATTTAGGTTATTTGTATCAAACAAAAATTAATAGATATGAAAAACAAAATTAAATTACCGAAAGGTTGGGAATTGGAGAAGTTAGAAGATGGGGTATATGAAGTGATTCAGAAGTCTAATAAATTAGAGAACGGGAAAGATCATGTCCATGCTTATTTGGATTTGCTGGTTATTAATAGGATTGGTGATGAAGGTAACTCAGGATTCACTCATAACGGGGAGCGATTCGATAGTAAAATAATTTTCTCATACCCTAAAGAATGGCGAGAAGCAACAAACGAGGAAGTCGTTAGTTTCTTCGAAAAACACTTAATTGAAAGATATGGAGAGGATTGGAGGAATGTGAAGATAAAGGAGTGTATGTATTTTGGGGGTTGTGAATACCATAATACTGAATGCTACAACTCGGTTATAAGTAAATATGAACGCAGATGGCAGGTCTGGAACAATAACGGGTGCTTGTTTAATGGTAAGGAATGGGCAGAAGTTCTTGAAGAAAAGAAAGTTGCAACTAATTTAAGTGATATTGATAGACCTTATTACATTGATACGTTTGGAGATATTTCGAATTCTGGATTAGGTTTTCAAACTAAAGATCACTTCAAAACCGAAGAACGAGCCGAACAAGTCCTTGCATTAATACAATTAATTGCCTTTAGGGATGATATTTGGGCGAATGGTGGTTATGGCAATTGCGGAATTAAGACTAGTTTTTCAGGGCTTATGCCACATGAGGGAAATCATGGTATATTCTCCTTTAAGGACAAAGAAACTTGCGAGTATTTTATAGAAAAGCATAGGCGCTTATTAGAAATTTACTCTGGAATATTTAAAAAATAAAGGGATATGAAATACACAAAAGAACAAGAAGTAATGGCACTACAGACATTGGTAGCATCTTCCATAACCTTATACAGAATAGAAGAGTTGCATCGTGCTGGCTTTATCGTGCATCAGGACAAGCAGGTGCTAAACAGAACTATAAACATGCTTAGGAAGAAGGATTTTGTATTCAATAAGTTAGATAAGGCCGTGAGCGATAATTTAGACCCATTACTTGCAGACTTAGAGGAATACATAGATGTTATTTCGAGCGTTCCTACAGACTATTATCGTATTATAGCAGATACTATTCAAAATGATATTTTGGATAAGGATAAACACCCTTTGAAACTTGTTTTTGAAAATGCCTTTAAAAAACTAAAGGAAGATAAGGACTTGGTCGAGGTGTCTGAAATATCGGATTTAGAAAGACAGTTAAATAGGTTTATTTGAAAAAGTAATGACAACACAAAGAGCAATAGAAGTATTAGAAGCATATAACCATTGGCGCAGGTGCAATGATATAGATTGCGGTTGTGAAATGGTAAATCCAAAAGAATTAGGAGTAGCAATTGATTTTGCGATAAGTAAATTAAAAGAATTGTAAAAAAAACAAAACGTAATAATATGACGAAACATAATTTAAAAACCGAAACCCCCACTGACGCAAATAATGTGTTAGCGGTAGTGTTTCGTCCGAAGAATGGACACGAACTATTACAAGCATTGAAAGAAAATAAACAATGTGAGGTAGTAGATACACACGCATTTTTAGCAGCCAAAGCACTTGAAGACAACCATTGCGGTTTTTCGTTTTCTTTCAAGATGTCAAAATGGAATAAAGGTTGGGCAGGTTTTGAGCGTTCTTAACATTACCGCCAACGATTTTTAGCTATGCCCAGTTGGGCAATTTGAAACACAAAATTATCAACTTAAAACAAAGTAACGATGGAAAAAGAAAATTTGAATAACCAAGAATATGCCCAATTGGATATAGGTGGTGTTGTATGCAGTACTTGGCATGCAACAAACCAACTTCGATGGAAACAAAAAGAGGTGAACATGGCAGATGGAACAGTAATGAACATTAGTGAACTTCAACAAATGTGGCAATGTGATAAAGGTGAAGAGAAATGGGAAGCAGTACCGTTTGTAGAATAGTATTGCACACAACGGAACGGGTATATGTGCTGTACGCCCATCCGAAATATTAATCAAAGTACGGCACTTAATCAGGCGTATAGCATATATACCGTGTTAGCGGTTCGGCTTTGCGCCCAAATATTAAACTATGGGAATTATTGAATATAAATCAAAGGCTGGAAATATAGAATCTGTATTGCTTGAACCAGACTTCCCTTTATGCACTTGTGGAGGAATTTTTGAAGTTAAGAATATTTTCACTCAACGTGGTGAACATTGGGGGACGTCTGCGGACTGTCAGAATTGTAAAGAACATTTTTTTCAAGGTAGCTATGATGAATTAAAAAGAAATATACCGTCTGGACAAAAAGCGAGATTGTCTTCCTTAGCTGACCGCTAACGGAATGGGTATATGTGCTGTACGCCCTTCCAAAAGATTAATCAAAGTACGGCACTTAATCAGGCGTATAGCATATATACCGTGTTGTGCGCTTTTAATCAATTAATTATGAGTTGTTGGACAAAATCCGAATTAGAAAATATGCTCGAAGATGTAGTTAATGAACTTAACTTATCAGGAGCTATGATAGAAAAACACGGACCGTTAGGGACTGCACCCGCTGAATTAGTAAGGCTTGTGCTTGAAGAAAAAGATAAGCAAATAAGAATGTTAAAAATGGGAATGAAACAGATAGGCATTTCTTAATTGCGCATAACATGTGTATATACGACATAAAATAGGAGAAAATGAATAAGATAACTGGCAAAGCACGAAGACGCTTAAAAGGCAGTATAAGGAAGTTCAAAAACATTCAAAGGCTGTATGGATTGAATGCTTATCAGCAAGAGAAACTAAATGAATTAATAGAATTATTAAATGAAAAACAAGATGGAGAAAATAAATAAAAAAGAAAAGTGTATAGATATATTGCTGCAAGAGTTGCAAGAAAATACATACATAGAAAGAGTGGAGGATGTTATATTCTGGGCATTAGAAGCGTACGCCAAAAAAGAAGAGCCAAGTAACGGATCCATAGTGGCCTACGCGATCGTTAATAGAATAAAAGATGCAGAAGGGGTAAAGTAAATAACTAATTCTAAAGTGGTCGAATACAACCACTTTAGATGTTTAAAAAAAAATAAAATATATGAAACCAATAGACTTTTTAATTGCAATTTTATCTTTCAGCCTAGGTGCGATTATCGGTGTATTCTCCGAAAGAAATCAACCGAAACCACAACCCAAGCCAAACAAACACTTTGAGTTTGAGCAAAAATATAAGAAACGATTGAAGCAGTTTCATTTTGGCGAGATAAACGCACAGCAATACAAGGATAGCATCTATATGGATGTAGAGACTTTTATGATAATGAATAAA